CCTATGGTTGTCGCCGCATTGCTTGCGGCCTACGCCGTCGTTGTTTGAGTTTGGAGACTGACCTGTCATGACTACACGCGTCTCGCGTCGCCGCAACAGCAGCCGTATGAGCATACCGACTATCCGCGGGGCGCTGGTGATCCTGCGCATGTGGACAGAGGCATGGACGCCCAGCACGCAGGAAGTGCAGGAATACCTAGGCATGGCCGATCATTCCGGCGCGTACCGGCTCATGTGTCGCCTGTCTGGCGCGGAGGAATTTCCTATCTATCAGGATGACGCCGGGCGATGGCGGCGTACAGAGTGCCAAAATAGCAATGGTGATATGCTACGCTAGAGCGCAAGGAGGAACACTATGCAACGTGAACCGGTTCTGACTGCCGCCGCGCTGAGCGGCTTATTGATGGCGTTTTTGACGATGGCCGTGTCCCTGGGCTGGCTGCGCTTGGACGAAAGCCAGATGCAGGCGATCCAGGCGTTTGCGCTGCCGCTGGCGGGCCTGCTGTTGCCGCTCCTGGCTGCCCTGTGGGCGCGCGGGCGCGTGACGCCAACCGCCGCTCCCAAGACCGCGGAGGGGCAACCCGCCGCGCTTGTGCCCGTTGACCTGGTGACGCCCGCGCAGACCGCGGTCATGGCCGAACGTGAGGCGCGCAATGGTTGACATCGCCATGCGCCTGCTGATCGTCGCCGTCGCCGTGCCCGTGGTGTTGGCCGTGACGTGGCGGCTGCTGAAGGAGGCGGCGCGCAATGAGTGACATGGCGGTGGGCGTCATGTTTGGCGGCGTGTTGTCCATCGGCGGCACGCTGCTGGGCTGGTGGTTGGCTCGCATTGCGCAGGCTGACCGCGACCGGCTAGAGCACGCCCTTGGCGAAACTATCGCGGAGCAACAGGGGGAGATCATGCGCCTGCGCAGCGGCAACGTAAGCGGGGAGGATTTAGGGCTATGAACGACGCCCGTCACGACCCGGCGGCAGCCGGTATCCGTGTTGACTTTGACGCAGCCGCGGCGCTGCACTGGGAAGCTGAGCGCCCGCTCATGCTAGGCGAATGGATGGAGGATATACAGGCGCGGCTGGCCGCGTTGGAGGCGCGCGGGCTGACGGTGAGCAGAATCCTGGACAAGCGCGGGCTGACGGTGTTTCCTAATTCAAGCGCCCCCGCCGCGGCTGACACCGAACCGGACGCCGACCTGCGCAACTGGGCCGCGCCGCCTGGCGCACTGGCAGGCCGCCCCGGCGGCACGCTCTACGCGCTGACACCCTGGCCTGAAGGCGTTGACAAGCGCCTGGCGCGCGGCGAGATGGACGCGGCACAGTTGCGCGACGCGCTCGACTACCTGACGCGCCGCGTCGACGCGCTGGAAGCCGCAATCGCGGCCCTGCGCGGCACGGTGGGCGCCCATGACGAGACGTTGCAGGCGATCACCCTGCGCGGAGATGACGGGCGATGAACGATTACGACAGCACACAGGACACGCAAGAGCATATCGCCAAGGTGCGAGAGTGCCTTGGCGAAGTTATTCGCCGCTTGGAACAACGGGCATTAGAACACGACGCCAGTAAGTTGCAATCGCCAGAGAAAGAAATCTTTGACGAATGGACGCCAAAGCTTCGCGCTATGACATATGGCAGCGATGAATACAAGGCGGGACTTGTAGAGATGGGGGCGGGATTAAAGCATCACTACCAGCACAATAGCCACCATCCTGAGCACTACCCCGGCGGCGTGCATGATATGTCTTTGTTGGACGTTATCGAAATGCTGTGCGACTGGCACGCGGCTACGCAGCGCCATGCAGATGGCGACATGGGGCAAAGTTTACGTATCAATGCGGATCGGTTTGGCATTGACCGGCAACTCGGCATGATCCTAGCAAACACCGCGCAGGATATGGGATGGATAAAGCAACGATGACCGCGCCCACGGTTGACGCCACCGCAGTGTGGCCCAACGGGCGCACGCAGGCGGGCCGCGCCAAGGCGTGCAAGGTGCAAGCCGCGCCCGACGCTATCGCCGCGCTGGAGCATGGCGCGGTCTGCGTGTACGTCGCGCCGGGTGACGTGGACGCGGTGCGGGCGTGGACGCGGGAGAGGGGGAGTAGTGGCGTTGACGGGTAAGCGGCAAGCCTTTGTAGACGCATACCTGACAAGTTGGAACGCGAGCGAAGCGGCGCGCGTTGCGGGCTATGCCGCGCCTCGACAAGAAGGCCATCGCCTGCTTACAAATGCTGACATACGGGAGGAAATCCAGCGCCGCGTCAGCGAACGCGCCATGACCGCCGATGAAGTGCTGATCCGTCTGGCGGAACAGGCGCGCGGCAGCATGGCCGACTTCGTATCGTTCTACGATGGCGGGCGGTTGCCCATACTCGACTTGGAGAAGGCGCGCAAGGCGGGCAAGTTTGGGCTTGTCAAAAAGCTTAAGTACACCGACCAGGGCGGCATGGAGTTTGAACTGTACGACGCACAGGCAGCGCTCGTGCAGCTTGGCAAGGTGCATAAGCTGTTTACGGATAAGCAGGATGTTAGCGCGGTAGTTGAGGACAAAACGCTTGATGATGAGCAGCGAGCTAGCCGAATTGCTGCCCTACTTGACCGCGCAAGAACGCGCAGAGATAGACAGGCTGCTGAGTGATGTTAGCGAACCCGACTTCTTCGACACCGCCGCTCGCCCAAGCCAACGCCCGCCGGATGGTGACTGGCGAACGTGGCTTATCCTGGCGGGGCGCGGCTGGGGCAAAACGCGCGTCGGTGCGGAGTGGCTGCGCAAGCGGAAAAAGACAAGCCCGCGCATGGCTATCGTCGCGCCCACCTTTGCCGATGCCCGCGACATCTGCATCGAAGGCGAAAGCGGCTTGCAAGCCATTTGCGATAGAGGTGAGATCGTCAAGTGGAATCGTTCGCTCGGCGAACTGGAATTTGACAACGGCGCGCAGGTCAAGCTATTCAGTGGCGACAAACCCGACCGGCTGCGCGGGCCGCAGCACTACGCCATGTGGTTCGATGAACTGGCCGCGTTTCAGTATCCGCAACAGGCGTGGGACATGGGCATGTTCGGCTTGCGGCTGGGTGACAATCCTCAGTGCGTCGTCACAACCACGCCGCGCCCGATCCCGTTGGTCAAGCAGTTGCTTGCATCCAGTACGACCGCCGTCACCCGCGGCAGCACCTACGAAAATCGCGACAATCTGGCAGAAGCGTTCTTTACCGATATTGTCACCCGTTACGAAGGCACGCGCCTTGGCCGGCAAGAGCTTAATGCAGAAATACTGGACGATGTGCCCGGCGCTTTGTGGAATCGTGCCATGATTGAGGCGTGCCGCGTGGTTACGGTGGGTAATCCCGTTCGCGTCATAGTGGGCGTTGACCCGAAAACGAGTTCTGAGGCCGCCAGCGAAACCGGTATTGTGGTTGTGGCGCGTTGCGACGATGGCTTGATGTATGTGCTTGACGATGCCAGTATCGACGCTATGCCGGAGGGGTGGGCAAAGCAGGTGGTAAGCACCTACCACAAATGGCGCGGCGACCGCGTGATTGCAGAGGTCAACCAGGGCGGCGACATGGTTGTTTCGACGTTGCGCGCCGTAGACGCCAACCTGCCTGTCACCAAGGTGCACGCTTCCAAAGGTAAGTACACCCGCGCTGAGCCCGTAAGCGCACTATATGAGCAGGGCAAGGTCAAGCACGTGGGGGCGTTTCCGAAACTGGAAGATCAGCTTTGCACTTGGCAGCCTGGGGAGGATTCACCCGACCGTCTAGATGCGCTTGTATGGGCGCTAACTGAGTTTTTGGTACACCCGCCGCGCCGCCAATCCGGAACAGTACAGGGGTAACGAACAATGCCAACCGATCTGCAAATTGCCGTCACGCGCTTGACCGCCAAGAAACCAGGTCACGATCTATTGCACGCCTACTACCTGGGCGATCAACCGCTGGTCTATTCGTCCTCCAAGCTCAAGGAGGTTTTTCACGGGCTGGACGCGCGCTTTATCGTCAACGTCTGCGCGGTGGTGGTTGACAGCGTGCTCGACCGGCTGGCGCTGCGCACGTTGCAGATTGCAGCCAGTGACGGGGCCGACGACGCGCTGCAACAACTGCGCGAGGCGTCCGGTCTGGTTGACGATGAATACGGCGTGCACCAGGACGTGTGCGTCACCGGCGAGGCGTTCGTGCTGGCCTGGCGCAATGAGGACACCGGCGCAATCGAGGCGTTCCACAATGATTCGCGCCTGTGCCATGCGGAGTATGACGGCGACAACCCGCGCAAGATGCGCTTTGCCGCCAAGTGGTGGAACGCGGGCGGCGTCATCCGGCTCAACCTCTACTACCCCGACCGTATCGAGCACTACGCTACGACACGTGAGTTCAAGGACGGTGAGACGCCCAGCGATAAGGCGTTTGAGCCGTGGGGCGATGAGCCGGTGAGCGCCAACGAGTGGAACGTCATTCCGGTGTTTCACTTTCGCAGCGACCGGCAGCGGCCCAAGTCGCAGCTTAACGACGCCGTGACCATCCAGGACATGATCAACAAGCTGATCAGCGACATGATGCTGACCTCCGAGTTTATGGCGATGCCGCAACGCTGGGTTATCTCGCAAGGCGGCATCCAGAACCTACAGAACAACCCCAACGCGATTTGGGATTTGGTGGCGAGCGACAAGGACAGCCAGCCGACCAGCGCCGGGCAATTTCCCGCGGCTGACCTCAGCAACTACCTGGTGGCGATTGACAGCCTGTTGACCAAGCTGGGCGTGATCACGTCAACCCCCAAGCACTTCTTCTACGCGCAGGGCGGCGACCCGTCAGGCGAGGCGCTGATTGCAATGGAGTCGCCGCTCAACCGCAAGGTGGCGCGGCTGCAACAGACGTTGGCCCCAACATGGCGCGACCTCGGCGCATTCCTGCTGCTGCTGGCAGGCGTCACCGTCGCTAGCCGCGACGTGTGGGCGCAGTATGAGCCAAGCGAGACGGTGCAGCCGCGCACGCTGGCAGAGGTGCGGGAACTGACCGTGCGCGCCGGGGTGCCGCTGCTGACGACGCTGCGCGACGAGGGTTGGACAGATGACGAACTAGCGCAGATGCAAGAGGATGCGCAGGCGGAACGGGTGGCGAGCGCGTCCTATGCCGACGCCGTGCTGAGCCGGGCGCAACAGCGGTTTGATGCAGGGGTAGTGGCGGCATGAAATATTTTGTTGCTTACGAAAATCGCCCAAAGAAAGCGAATGAAAGATACATACCCCGCATAATGAATGCCATTATTGATGAGCATCCGCTAATTTGGATTGACCGAACAACGGAAGCTTATCGTTTAGCATACGTAACTTACATTCTTTTTTGGGTTGAGGTTAGTGATGAAGTTGCCGCAAATGTCATGATGGTGCATATCGAAGGGGGTGCGGCATGAGGGCCTTTGTTTTTATCATTGCCATATTCGTAGCGGCAACAACCGGGGCGTTTTTCGGTAATTTAAGTGCGACACATTTTGTTGTACGGCAATGGGAGCAAGCAGAGAAGCGGCGTCGGGCGGAAAAAAGCGAACGTCTGCGAAAGGTTTATGAACGGATGGTAGCATGAGCACAGTCACGATCCGCGCGGAAGCCAACGCTGGCGCCAATGTCCCGCAGAGGGCGGCGACACTGATTATTGACGGTGTGCGTGTCTATACTGGCGCGCACCCGCTTGGCTTTTCAGTAGATCAGGGATTGATTGACCTGCCGCCAAGCTTAGATGATCCAGGCGCTGACAAGTGGAAAACGTACGCGCCCGGGATACGGACATTTACGCTTGAGTGGGGCGGCGTGCCAGTTATGGTGACGACTGATCCGCCTGAACGCCGCTTGCTTGACAATGGCATGATTGAATGGACTTGGCGCGACGTTGAGGTGCTGCCCTAATGCCCCCCCTGATCGTTGACGTTGCCAACGCGCACCGTGCGGCACTCCTGGCGCGCGAACAGGCGGCCATGCAAGAGCAGGCGCGGCGCTGGCTGCAAGTGGAGCAGGCGCTTTCAGCGCAGGTTGACGCGTCCACGTTGCAACTGATCGCCAACGGTGACTTTACCGTGTCGCAGGCGATGCGCTCCCGGCGCTGGCAGGCGCTTATGGAGCAGACGCGCGACGAACTGCGGCGCTATGAAAATTACCTGGAGCCGCGCATCGTGGCGGGGCAGCGCGACATGATCACGCAGGCGCTTACGCACAGCGCGCAAGCCATCGACGCGGCGGCGGGCGGGCAGATTGTCGTGCCGTTCAACCGGCTGCCAGTGAGCGCGGTCGAAGGCATGGTGGGGCTTGCCGGTGACGGCTCGCCATTGCGCGCCGTGCTGGACGACGCCGCGGGCGCGGGCGCGGATGCGTTGGGCCGCGAACTGGTCAACGGCGTGGCGCTGGGCCTGAACCCGCGTGAGGTGGCGCGCCGGGCGCTGCGGTTGGGCTTGGGGCAAAGCTTTACCAGGATGCAAGCACTCTCGCGCACTGAACAATTGAGGGTGTACAGGATTACCAGCCTAGAGTCATATGCCAACAGCCGGGTAGTGAAATCATACCGCCGTTTGTCGGCACGCGACCGCAGGACGTGCCCCGCCTGCCTCTTTGCGGATGGCAACGAGTATCCCATCGAATACGGTTTTGACGAACACGTACAGGGACGGTGCACCATGATCCCGGTGCTCCGCAACGTGCCGCCGGTGCGGTTTGAGACGGGACAGGAGTGGTTCCGCGCGCAGGACGAATCCGCCCAGCTTGCCATCTTGGGACGCGGGCGCTTTGACTTGTGGCGGCGCGGGGAGGCCAGCCTGGACGATATGGTTAGCCGCGACTGGTCAGACACGTGGGGCGGTTCGCTGCGGTCTACGCGTGTGCGGGACTTGGGGTAAAATGAGACTGTCAACTATCCCAAATTACCCAAAGGAGTACACCATGTTACGCGTTGCGATACTCTGCCTTGCCGTCACCCTCCTGGCCGGCTGCACCATGCGTTTGCCTGCCGCCCCGCCGCCGGCCACGCCGACGCCAACTGCTATTGTGGCGTTTGAGGCGGCCTACGCCGACATGCTGACTGCGTACAATGCGCTCAGTGCGGAGATGGAGGGCAAGGACAACACCGCGGCGACGTTTGCCGATCCCGCCTACCGCGCGCGCCTACAGGAGTTGGCGGCGGAGTGGCGGGCGGCGTCGAACGCGGTGCGCTATGCTGAGCAGCCGCCGGGCGAACGTTGGGCCAAAGCCTGGCCGCGCATCACGGACGCCATGACGGAGTTTGCGGCGCTGGCGACGGTAGTAGAACGGGCGGCGCGCGACAATGACCCGGTGCTGATGTGGGGCGGCGGGCCGCGGTTGGGCGCGGCGGTGGCGCTGCTGGACGAGGCAATGGGGATACTGGGGAGGGAGTAGGGGGAATGGCCGGCATCCATGTTATATACCCCAGTGTAGATGGCGACATGCGGGCGGGCATTATTGTCAATGGCGCATTGACAACGTATTCCCAGGAGGGCGGTTTTGGCGCGGATGAAATCATGCTCGATGAAATCACCATGAGCGAAATCATTGCAAAATTATTTCGTGTGGACTTGGACGCCCGCGGCTCGTTAGGGGCGAGCAGGAATTTTGGGCAAGTACGCTTGACTATTGAAATCGTTTCATCTAAGGAGTAGAGCAGCATGGGGGCGGTGGTGACGGCGACAGCGGAACAGTGTCAGCGGGTGCAGCCGGCTTACGTACAGGTGCGCGTGGGCGGCAAGCTCCTGTTTCGCTACGACCCCGCCCGCCGCATTGTCGAGGTGCAAGATCGCGGCGATCGTCACTACATTGACCTGGCCGCGTTAGACGAACAAGCGCAGGGGCTAGACAAAAACGTAAGTTCGTGATAGACTGAACATAACTGAATACCCCTAGCGACTAGAGCGCATACCGAGAGCGGCACGACCGCCGGCGGTGTGCGCTTTTTATTTGGGGGTGACACGGCGGGAGGCCGGGTGACAGTGGCAGACGAAACGCAACAGCAGACGGAACAGGCGCAGCAGGGGGACGGTGAGACGCCGGAAACTGCGCAGCCTGTGACGTTTGAGACGGTATACAAGGCGCTGGCGGAAACGCAGCGCGGCGCGATTGACGCCCATGTGAGCGGGCTGAAATCGGCGCTGGCAGATGAGCGCAACGGGCGCAAGGAGTTAGAGCGCCAACTGCGCGCCCTCTCCAAACAGGCGGAGGACGGCAGCGCGCTTAAGGCGCAACTCGACAAGATGGCCGAGGAACAGGCGGGCACTACGGCGCGCGCCATGTTCTTCGAGGCGGCCCATGAGGCACAGGTAAAAAACCTGCGGCTGGCGTGGTTGGCTGCGCAGGAGTACAGCCTGGTTGACGCCAAAACCGGCGAGGCTGATTTTGCCAAGCTGCGCCAGATGGCCCCGGAACTATTTGCCGTCAAGCCTGCGCCGCAAGGCAATGCGGGCAGCGGCGCAAAGCAGAACGGGGTGGCGGACGGCAAGAACATGAACGACTGGATTCGTTCAGCAGCGGGCAGGCGGGCCTAGGCGAGACGCCGGCCCAAACAACAGTAAGCGATGGCGGGATGCCACGCCCAAGGCGGGATGCCTTCACATAACGGTGACTCTAACCATGTGGAGGTGGCATTGTGCCATTCAACAGCTTGATCACACGCAGCGACGCCGCGGCGCTGATTCCCGAAGACGCGTCAATGGACATTATCAAGTCGGTTCCGGAAGCATCCGCCGTGATGCGCCTGGCGCGCCGCTTGACCGATATGAGCAGCAAGCAACGCCGGCTTCCCATCATGAACGCGCTGGCGACGGCGTATTTCGTGAACGGCGACACCGGCCTCAAGCAGACCAGCGAGATCAGTTGGGCCAACAAGTACATTGAAGCCGAGGAACTGGCTGTTATCATCCCCATCGCCGAGGCGGTGTTGGATGACAACAGCTTTGACATTTGGGCTGAGGTGCGCCCCGCCCTGGTGGAAGCGTTCGGCGTCGCCATTGACCAGGCGGTCATGTACGGCACGAACATCCCGGCCAGTTGGACGACCAACTTGGGCGGCGCGGGCCTGGTGGCAATTTCCACCGCCGCCGGCAACACGGTGAGCGCCGCTGCCTACACCGACCTGTATGAAGCGTTGCTCGGCGAGACCGCGGGCGGTGTGGCCGGCAGCATCGGCAAGCTTGAGGAAGACGGCTACATCGCCACCGGGCATGTGGCTGCGACCGAGATGAAGCGCAAGCTCCGCAACGTGCGCAGCGCGACCGGCGAGCCCATCTTCAAAGTCAACATGCAGGACAGCACGCGTTACGACCTGGACGGCGCGCCGATCTACTTCCCGACCAACGGCGCTATCGTGGCGGCTACCGCCCTCATCGTCTCTGGCCAGTGGGATCAGCTTGTCTACGCCATGCGCCAGGACATCACCTACAAGGTTCTGGATCAGGCGGTCATCCAGGACGCGGCCGGCAACACGATCTACAACCTAGCGCAGCAGGACATGGTGGCGTTGCGCGCTGTCATGCGCCTGGGCTTCGCGCTGCCCAACCCGATCAACCGGATGCAGCAGACCGCGGCCAACCGCGCACCGTTCGCCGCGTTGACGGCATAAGGGGGATAGCATGAGCTTCTACCCTGCGAGATTCCCCGGCAGTGTTGATTTCGCCGGTGGAATGGAAGTAGCGGGCGTGGCGGTAACGTCGAGCGCCGCCGAACTCAACCTCGTTGACGGCGTGAGCGCGCCGGGTGCGGACGGCCTGGGCTTGTTCCGCGTGGCGCGCGCAACCTATGACTTTGCCGAGCATGGCGGGGCCATCAGTTCTATCGGCCTGGGCGTGACCATTCCCGACAACGCCATTGTCTGCGGCGGCTTTGTGGACGTGGTGACGACCGCCACGACCGCGGGCGCGGACGCCGGTACGATGGCGATCCACGTGCAAAGCGCCAACGACATCGTGTCGGCCATTGCCGTGTCCAACGGCGCCAACCCCTGGGACGAGGGCTTGCACGCCATCGTACCCAAGGCAAACACGCCGGAAAGCACCGGCATCAAGCTGACCGCCGCGCGCGAAATCACGGCGACTATTGCAACGCAGGCGTTCACGGCGGGGAAATTCGTCGTATACCTGTACTACCTCCAGGGGGACTGACCTATGGCTAACTCTTTCGCAGCCGGCTATTTCGAGTTTGATCTGACCGGCGTTGCTTCGACGGACGGCGGTGCAATCGGGGCGGTGTTGAACCCTGAGAGCGTGCCGCTGATCATCACCGATGTGAAGTTGTACGTGGACACGCATAGCACCGGCGCGGCCAACCTGAACGTGGGCATTGCCGCCAACGGCACGACCAGCGACACCGACCTGATCAACGCCTTGGCAGTGGGCGGCGCTATCGACGGCAAGGCGTACCACGGCATGACAGCCTTAGCCGCCAAGGGCGAGGCGCAGGTATGGGGCGCAACGGAGTATATCACCGCCACCGGCAGCGCCAGCACGGCGGGTTTCAACGGGCGGTTGTTCATCCGTTACATTCGCGTCAACTAGGGGCCGCACATGGCAACGCCAACGCCGCCTTTCACCCTCATAGACCAGTTGCGCCGCATGGTGGCGGAGCCAGCGCAGGACACCTATTCGGACGATGTGCTCTCCGAGTACCTGCAACGCTATCCGCTGCCGGATGGCGTGGGCAGCCTGCCGACCGACACGGCCTGGACGGGGGCATGGGATGCCAACCGGGCCGCGGCGGATGTGTGGGAGGAAAAGGCGGCGGCGTTCGCGGCGGACTTCGATTTTAGTGCGGACGGCGGCAACTACCAGCGCAGCCAGGTTCACGCTCAAATGTTGACAATGGCGCGCAACTTCCGGGCGCGACGGCAGACAACGGCGCTTGTGCTGCAAGCGCAGCCGCGACCGGAGAGCGCGCCATCGCTAACGGCCTGGATCGGCAATCTGGCGGAGGATGACGACTGATGCGCGCCTTCACGCCCGACGAACTGACCAGGATGCGCGGCACGCAGACAGGGGCCATGATGGACGCCTGTACGCTGCGCGTCCTCTCTGTCACCGTAGACGATTACGGGCAGGAGGTGGAAGCCTGGGCAGAAACGGCGGGCGTCCCCTGCGGGCTGGACGTGACCGGCGGCATTGCGGCGAACGAGCAGACGCGCGCCAACGGGCCGGTGACGACGATCTCCGCGGCGCTGCGCTTGTCCCTGGAAGATGGCAATGGGCTAACGGAGGAAGACGCGGTGACGGTGACGCACCGCAACGGCGAACTGCTGACGCCGGCGCTCGCCTACCGTATCGATGGCTATCCGCGGCGCGGGCCGACCGGCTACACGCTGCGGCTGCGCGAGGTGCGCTAATGCCTACAGTGCGCATGACCGTCACCGGCAGCGACACGCTGCGGCGCAACCTCCAACGGTTGGCGGGCGCAGAACGGCGGCAGGCGCAGACGGATGGATTGGAAGCTGGAGCGCGCATTGTCGAGACGCACAGCAAGTTGTTGTGCCCCGTTGACACCGGCTTTCTGCGCAACTCGATCCAGGTGGACAGTGTGACCGCAACGGAGGCGATCATCGCCCCGCACACGGAGTACGCTGAGCATGTGGAGTTTGGCACGGAGCGGCAGGCGGCACAGCCGTACATGCGTCCGGCCATAGACGAGCATGAGGGCGAGATCGTGGCGGCAATCGAAGCGACCGTGGCCGCGTTTGTGGATGGGGTGCGAGGGTGAGCTTGCTTAACGCGCTGCGCACCTATGTGCTGGACGACGCCACGGTAACGACGCTGGCCGGCGCGGGTACATGCGCGCACCGGCC